CGGGTGAATCTGCGGGCGAATCTGCGACTGGCGCCGGCTCGCCTGCAGATGATTGTGCAACTGCATCTGTTACTGGCTCCGACTCTGGTTTTTTTTCCGGTTCAGTCGGCGGAAGAGGGGGTGATTTGACTAATGTATCGGATGTGGAAGCAGAAGGCTCCCCACCCTCCGAGAGGGGATCATTATTTCCTTCACCAGATTCCTTAGATGAAAGTCCAGATGACGTGGATTCAGATTTTTCAGGATCCATTCCTTGCATTGATTCTGAGGATGATTCTGTGGGTGGTTCTGGAGATGATTCTGTGGGTGGTTCTGGGGATGATACATTAAGAGCGTTTGATTTATCTGTATCCTGTGGCTCATCTGAGACATCTTTCATGTTTAAGAAATAATCACTTGCTTCTGGCGAGAACAGTAATGATAAAAATATACGACACATTTCAACTGTGAAAATAGATATTCCATTTTCCTGTATGAATTGACCCCAGTTGATATATGCGTTATTATTCCCCTCTCCTTTGAGTATATCTCTTACATATTCTCTACATATTTTAATAAATTCTGCTTTAATGTTACCAGATTCATCATTTGTTGGTTCAATGGATTCTCGTTGCGCTTTTTGGTATTCCGCGCCTAAGTAGTTAACAAATTGCTCTACAGATGGATCTTCTTCTTGATTGGCAGGTGTATCGGGAGATGTATCGGCTGAAGGTTTATCGGCTGAAGGTGTATCAAATAACTGGACAGGCTGACTCGAAGTGGGAAGAGATTGGGGTTGGGGTTCTGATTCGTTTCTTTCAGATGCTTGCTCTTCATTTCCTTTAAACACCGAAGATATCGTATCATTCACACGATCAAAGATACCTTTATCCTCAGTAGATGGGTTGTTACCTGAAACTGGATCATTTGTTTCTTCGGGTTTTGTTTCTTCGGGTTTTGTTTCTTCGGGTTTTGTTTCTTCGGGTTTTGTTTCTTCGGGTGTTGTTTCTTCGGGTGTTGTTTCTTCGCGTTTTGTTTCTTCGGGTGTTGTATCATTATCTGATGGGGGGCTATCTAATGTAGCGTCGCCGCCACTCTGCATATGGATGTGTTCTTGTAAATCTTCTTCCCCTTTTGATTCTTCTGGGGAAATATTGTCAATATGTACTCCTGAATCATCTGAATCATCTGAATCATCTGAATCATCTAAATAATCTGCATCAAAAATATTTGTCACATTTAGAGGTGGTCCATCAGAAACAGCTCCCAACATGTTTCTATTTTTATAGTTTTCTGCATCTTCCCTATAGATGCGATCAATCACATCTTCAATTCGTTTTGTATTTTTATCCTGTTGTCTTATTGCTTCTAATGATATACACTTTGCTAAAACACAAGCTCGCGCCTCCATAACCATAAGGACAAATAATTTGTAATGTAGAGGGATATTTAAGTAAGATTGTTTCAAAAATTTATAATAATAATCGTGCACATATAACAAACAATCTTGCTGGGGACATGTTAAACATTGCTTTTGACTATCATATGATATCTCTGGAGAAACAAAATCTATCAGTCCTCTAGGTTTTATACAGCATTCTTCTAGTTTTCTGTGCACACATTTTTTGAATTCATCCCTCTCCAAAACCGTGTTCACAGTTTCATTTTCACCAGCATTAAATAGCAATTCCAAATAATCTTGTACTTTATCCATGATATCTTTTTTTTGAATCATCTCTGAATTTCTATCTTTTAATATTTGGTTGACATCCTCTTCATATTCTTCTCCCAAAACTTTATCTAAACCATAGATTACGCGGAATATATTTACATCCTGTGCAGCTATCTTTTTATTTAGAATATCTTCCTCCTTTATTTTTACGCCACCTTTTACGATGCTTGTAAAAGCCGCTGTAGGCAATAAAAGTCCTTTAAGGTCTATAAAATGTGGATTGCTTGATGTCTCTAAGAGACTGTTATTTAATCTCAATATACTAGCGTCATCTGATTGAACTTGAGGCAGTCTTTGATAATATGCTGCGATATGTCTTCGAAATTCTCTATTTTTATCATTCGGATTGTTTTCATAGACTTCTTGTAAAGTGGATATCAAGGTTTTAGACTTAGCATACTTTCCTCTAAAAACTAATTTTGTAAATTCTCTTATTGAGACACATTGTAGATATTGTTTAGTAAATTCACTTGAGTTTACTGTTTCTACTTTTGGAAGCCAAGGGACTATCCCCAAGGGACTATTAATAATTCGTTTCCCAATACTCGTATCATTGACTCTACTTAACAATCTTAAACCGGAGTAAATTATAGCACCTATTGAAGATAAAGCTAAACCGACACCTGCCGCCGTTAATATATCTCCACCTTTTTGAGATTTCTTAAGAGATTTCTTTTGCGACTTCTTTTTAGATCTATTCTGTCTTTGCTGTCTTAGCTGTCTTTGCTGTCTTTGCTGTCTTTGCTGTCTTTGCTTACCCTTCGTTCTATTACGTCTCTTTTTAATGGAGGCGCGTTTCTTAGGCAATCGAGTAGAAGACCTATTTGAAGATCCCCTGCGATGCTTCGAATGCTTCCGTTTCGTACGAGCCATTTATTATTACTATGAAACAAATTAATTTTTGACAATTAATTCAGAAGTAAGATAAAATTATTCATTTAATCCTGTTTTTTAGAATCTTTAACCGACACTCCGTCTACTTTAATGTCTACTTCAACATGAGGAGGCACTTCATCTTTTACAGGTTCTTCGGGATCTTCAATATCTATCTGATCATCTGCAATTATTTCTGTAGAATCTTTATCACTTTCGATACCATCCAAAAATTTCCTTTCTGAACCAGTCAACGATGGTGTTCCATCTGAAACATTATCAGTATCTTTCGCGGGAGGTTCTCTAATGGATATTTCACCCTTTTCTATATCGACTGATGATTTGTCAATGGGAATGGGGTCAACTTGTTGATTTTTAACCATTTCATGAATTTTTTGCATCGGATGTAAATCTTCGTCTTCATTAGTATCAGTAACTGGAGCCGCAGACTTTTTGAATGATGAGACTCTACCTATATTTTTGAGACCATCAAGTTCCTTCTTTGCTTCCGTTTTTACTTCAGTATTTTGCTTTGATGATATTTCGGCAAGTTTGGGACTATTGATTGTTTTCACTGGTTTCCATGTCTTATGATGAGATTTTTCGATTAATTTAGAACCTACTTCAGCAATCATATTGATTTTTTTATCTTCCTCACTGGGCGTAAAGACCTTACATTTTTTAAGACCATTACACATATCGGGTTTATTGATATCAGTGCCCTTGAAATTAGCTTTGAATTGGTCAACGATTGGATCATCAATCGCAGGAGATTGTTCAATTAATCGATCATATTCAGCACGACACACCTTCAAGAAATCATTCGCTGGTTTTCTGCGTTTGGGATCCAAAGCCAATTCTACAGCAATATTTCTACCGAATTTAGACCACTGAACTTCTGATAAACGATGAGATTCCATCAACTCTGCATATCTTAAGAAATTTTGAAGAGTAGATAAAATACCTGCGAAAATATTCACGGCACCGACTCCTGCCATAGCAACCTTCTTATGAGATTCCGGAACAAATGAATCCATAGCAAAATTAGCTGTACCCGTCAAAGTAGACAAAATGATAACAGGAATTGTAAAAGTATAATTACGACACCGATATCTCTTTTCTGAACGACTATGGAGCCATCGATAACATGTAGCTTTTTCAGACCATTCTGCCAAAAGTTCTTCTTGTTCACGTGTCCATATCTGAATCTCTTTGTCTGCTTTCTTCTTATCTCCTGGTTTCTTAAGAGTTGTCAAATCTCCATTCATTTTATAATTCATTAAATATTTTATTTCTCCGATTTTTTTATATCGAATATTTATAAATGACCCGACTCTCATCTGTGCACAAAAATCGCTCATATGGGAAAAAAGGACGTACTCGTAAAAGACGCCCAACACATCGTAAAAGACACCCAACACATCGTAAAAGACGCCCAACACATCGTAAAAGACGCCCAACACATCGTAAAAGAATATCATCTAAGAGAAAAAAAGATGTGCATAAAAAGAGAACTCGCGCAAAACGAAAGAAGCATCTGGGCGGTACACCACCACCTCCCGAATTCCCATATGCGGCTCTTATCCCAGCTGGCGAGCCTATGCCCTGGTTATTCAGTGATGATGAATTTCAAGCAAATAGTATACAAGATCTCCTGCTGAAGTACACGGAGAATATTGCCTTGCGCCCCAAGTTACCTATTGAGCTCCCGAAAACTGGTAACTATAGCGCACGCACATTGTCGAGCGAGGAGGGTTTAGGGGTGTTCAGTAAAGTGAGAAATCTTGAAGATGCGTTGTATCTTTTCGACTGGATGATAATGAAAAGTGAACTGGTGCCCCTGATTTTCGAGATGGCGGAGCACGAATACAGCTGGGGATCGAAACAGCGGATGGAGGAGTGGATAAGCAAGCAGGAAAGGTTTGTGGAACTGGCTGAGGCGGTGATCGCTGCTGTCGTGCCGCGCCTCATCCCACTCAAACCCGAGGGAGATTCGTTGCAGAACCGGATGGCCGCAGAGATCAAAGTAGATCCTACGGCCGAAAAGACGGAGGGTAGTATACAAGCTACATTGCGTATGGTTCATTTTATAGTGATACTGCTTGGTAATTTGCTTAATTTTCAAGAGCCGCCGAAGCGAGGCGTGATGCCCAAAAGCTTCATTAGACGATATTACCTCAAAGACTACAATATACAAGATTATCCATTATTATATATTATCATGAGAGCTGCCAATATGTGGCGGGATGCGGCGGTTGCTTACTCTAGTTGGTTGGCGGAATTAGTGAATACATTGAAGGACGAGCAGGTTATTCAAAGTGATGTGGTGAAGTTGTACAAAGAAAGAATACATGAGATTGACGTGGCTCTTAGCAACTTTAATATGCACACTTCCCTGGGACCGGAGTGCGCATCATTCAACAATGCCTTGCCGATCGTGGCGCGGGAATTAGCAGGGGAAATTTTTAAAATGACGGAAGAAGAAAAATACAAAGGTGTGCTCTTCGAAGAACATCACTCGCAAGAGTTCGAAGCCGATGATACGGTTGCTGAATATCCTCTTTGGCGGCGGCAGAGCGACCCGCGGTGGCGGCAGAGCAACCGGCGGCGGCGGGAGGGCGAGAGTGGTCTCGCTGTTGAAAGGAAAAGAGCCTGGATCCAGCTGCGCCAGGGGCAATACGCATCTATCGAAAATGCAGTGAGGGAGTGGGGCGAGAGGGGCTCGAGGGAGGAGTCGATGGTCGCCATGCGAGAATGGGCCAAGTTGAAGGCCCAGCATCAGGTCTACCTTTGTATGCGCGTGATACCGAACCTCGGCGAGTGCAAGCTGGGGGTATGGAGGATTAAAGATCGAACTTCTTCAGAATGGCAACACGGGCACAAGTCCGTAGACGGCGGATTCGAGGGGCGGCGCTGTTTGACAAACGAACATCACTGTCGTATATGCGGTGCGACTATATGTGACGACGCCGCTATCCAAGCCCGTTTAAATGAACGATCTCGATTTGTATGGATCTGCAGGGACGGGGGGCGGTGTGGTCAAAGATTTAAGCAATACGCACTTTATATGATGGATACGGGTGCTGAGGGGGAAGAGTCTAAGAACTGGGGGACGAGTAATGTTCTCGTCGACAAGTACGACTGGCCGGCGTGGAGTGGGGTGGGGAACGAAGATCCCAAGGTGCCGACAAAGATAGAAGTGCATGAGCTTTGGAGCACTCAACAGCCTGCTGCCCCTGCTGCTCTTCCTGCTTCTGCCGCTGGTGTTGCGGCTCCGTCTCAGGAGCAGTTCATTCCTCTGACAATAAAGCGGGCTGTCGAAGCGCTCGCTTCGACAAACCAAACAGAAAACACGGTCCGGAAGAAGAACGATCTGACGAAACTAGGCCATATCATCGAAGTGACGGGGGGGCAAGTAGGGGTGCAGTGGGACGGAGGGTGGGGAGCGGCGGAGGCTGTGGATCCCGATGAGTTAGAGATTGTGAACCCTGCTCCGACTGCTCCGGAGCCTTCTCCGTCTCCTGCTCTTCCTCCTCCCGCTCCTGTCGCGGAGGAGGAGGAGGTGTTAGCGAGGCAGGGTTCGGGTGCTGCCGGTATCGTTGATAATCCCCTGCTGCCCCAGGCGCCC